CATATGGTTTCCACGTTGATACAAAACTCACCCCAGGATTAACGTCAATTCTTTATCTTAATGATTGTAACGGTAAGACTCTCTTACGTTGCCCAGATGGTGTGCATGAAGTAGAATCAGTGGCAGGTCGGTTACTAACATTCGACAACCGCATTTTTCATACAGGTACAACCGCAACCGACAATCATCGCTTCGTTATTAACTTCAACTATTACAAACATGATACACGATCCCCCAGCAAATCATCGTTATCAAAGACAACAACATAACAAAAAGTTTGACGCAGTTTGGTTGATTCATCCCCCAAACAAATACAATTACACTAATGATGAAGTAAGGACAATTTGGGGTTTTATTTGTAAGAAAACAAACGCTATTCATTCACCAATTAATAGCAAGAAACCAGGCACAATCATTGACCCGTCGCTAACAACCAAATGGACAGCAATGCCACCTCCCAAAGTGAATCCACTCCAGCAACTTTTCATGTAGGACAATACGTCAAGTGGAAAGATCATGAGGGAGTGATTAAATTCATTTCCGATAGATACATCAGCATTTGTATTTCAACTCGACCAAATGATGATCCCCTCAGTAAGCATAATCAACGAGAAGTTTGCCTCTGTTGTTTCAGTGAGTCTTGGAAAGAAGTTGAAGTATACGACAACAACTGAAGAGCAATTATCCTACATTGTTATCACCCTCAGAGAAACAGTTAATATACTTTTCCACAACCTTTTCCACAGAAAAGTATCAAATTGTGGAAAACACGGAAAATAATTAAATGTGCAAATAAATGTATGTGAGTGTTTCATCTCTCGATAAATGTGTCCGAGAATTGTAGTCTTAGCACGTTTCCTAACGATACGCAACCCCCCACAGATTAGCAATCCGAATGTGTAACAAACCACTTGACAATCCCTCGGAGATAGTGTATAATAACACTGCCAGGGTTGATAAGCACATGAAGTACATTATCTTCAATGAGGATAAAGAAAAGGTCGGAGAGTTTGAGTCAATTTATGACCTCGAATTGTTTGTCGATGGTGTTAGAGAGGGACGGGGGGAAAGTTATCCTAAGACCCCTAGAATGTCTCCCTTTGATTATCTCAAACAGATTCGATGGTTTATGACTATAGACGATAAAAGCATGGTTGCCTAGTAGTTCTGTGCCACTACGATAAGTGTCCACAAATGCTGGTAAATGCCCCTGAGTCGTGTATTCTATAGGAGTGGAAGGGAAGCACACCCGACACACTCTAAACCCTCTCTAATCGCCTCTCAATGCGTAAGATCGAAACCCAGATGAATGCCGCTCTCGCTAACAGCAAGGACTGGCAATCTGGCAACACTTCGGTTTCATTCAACGAAGAAAACAACACCTCAGTTGTTCGTCTTCACGGTAACAAGATTGCCGTCCTTGGAGAAGACTTTCTCGAAATCTTTGATGGCGGTTGGCAAACAACTACCACCAAAAGTCGTCTCAATGCCATTATCAATGAGTTTTGCAATGCTGCCACCGATGGTGTCTATCAGCGCAACTTTAAGTGGTATCTGAGTGATAACGGAGTCGAGAGAGATTTCGAGAATGGTTACATCTTCGCTTGACATCTGAGACAATCAAAGTTATACTGGGGGCAGTTAAATTAGCCCCCTTAAATATTAAAATCGGCCACTACCCTAACCTACAAAGGTACCCAGACGACCGATATATTATAAGAGAGTTTCTTTACAGCCTATATAAAAAAATTCGCCCAGCAAAATTACTGCCCCCGAGGTTTTTCACTATGGATTGGAAAATTCGCCAAGATCGTCAAGATGACCGTGTTTGGTGTATGGAAGTGATGCTGAGGCACGAAGGATTTTTAGACCCTCGAATTTATGAGTGTGCTGACTACTGCACCAGTGCTGGACTGACAAAGGACGCTAATGATGTCCTAGCAACATGGAAGGACTGGAAAGTAGATCATCCGTCAGATAATCCACAAATTAATAATAGGTTGTAAAATTATGTCCAAGAGATTCACAATCACTATCGAAGAGGACGAATTCGGAGAACTCATTCTTCCGATTCCTGATGAAGTCTGTGAAGATCTTGGATGGATCGTTGGAGACGAATTAGAATTTGACGTAGATGATGTCACAGGCACTTTGACACTGCGTAAAGTTGAAGAATAGACTCCAGCGCGTCCACAGCGAAAACCACATTCCACCGCGTTTACTCTGATGACTCCACAGGAAAAGGAAATTAAACTTCACCTACAATTGGAAGACGTATGTGACATGCTTAATGGCACTTTGACCCATAAGACATGTGTTAACAGTCGTGGTGAAGAAACAAAGCAATTCGTTATCACTTATACTGAGAATGACTGAAGAAGAAAATTTAATTATCAAAGAGATTGATGATAACTTCATTGCAATTTCTAATTCAATGAAAGATATTGATCAAGCAATTAATGCGATTAATGAATGTGTAGTCAATTTAAATGATAGGGTCAAAGAATTAGAAGAGCATGTTGTAAAGATCCCAACACCCGATAAGATTCTATACAAACCTGTCGGACATGATGATTACTTAAATATTAAGGAAAACTTTGATTATATCTACTCAACGCTTAGGAGTTTAAAGAAAGATGGCTAGCAGACATGAAAATGACGGCGTACGCCAAAATGGTTGTTACACCGATGGAGATCCTTGTGAGGGATTTTATTTCGGACGTTTTGGTGGCACTCGTAATTCTAATGGTCATTGTGATACTAGAGATCCTGGTCTAGCAACTCAAGCAAGATTAGTTGATGTTGCCATTTATCCCGCTATTGATCAACCTAATGGTCTTGATCAACAACCTGTTGATAAGGTGATGTATGACGCTATAATTGTGAGTCCTTATCCAGCACCTTATGAGGGTGGTGTTGATTATAATTCTCCAATGGGTGGCACACCAGATGCTGCTGTAGAGTGTGGAAAAATTACCAAAACACTATGTGGTGATGTTGGAGCACTTTTTGACTTTTTTCCAAGTGGACTATCATTTCAACCGATGGATAGTGATACTTGGTTTGGTTATTTGTATGATATTGGTGATAATGCTGGAGTTGTAGGCACTCCTTGTTATAGTATTGCGACTGAAAGAGAAACTAGAGCACCTGGAACTGGTCTTTCACCAAGTCCCGATAGTCCTGGTCCTGTATCATCAAAATCTGAATGCACACCATGCTCTAATTTTAGTTGCACTCCTCTAAGGACAACGTTGACATATACCTATAATGGACCAGACGAGACGGATGATCCAGATTGTCCATATCCACTGGTGTTTGGTATTGGCACAACAAGTAATAAATTAGTTATTTCCTATGATGCACTGTCTACTACAGTGCCAAATGGTGTTGTAGATCTCGATTTTTCTTATAGTGGTGGCACTAGTGCTGCATGGAGATCAGGATCTGGATCACAAACACCAGTTACAACTTCACAAAATCCTTGGCAGGCAGGTGAAGAATCATTTACAACCTTTGAAATCTATGAAGGGGCACAATTTATTGATCAAACTTCAAGTGGATTAGCAGTAAAAGTACGTATTTCTCCTGCTTTGGACACTACAAACGATCCTGCTGTGATTGTAGGCACTCAATGGGAGTTTTTGGAGATCATTACGCCAGGTCAAGGGTATACAGTAGGTGACACATACACGTTATCTTACGTACATACTCATCCAAGCGGTGATTCAAGCACATTTACTATCGATCTTGTCGTGTCTGGCATTGGTCCTATCACTCAAGTGGGTGGATCCGCGCAGTTTGATGTCCTTTTGCCTGGTGATACGCTTAATGGACACATGGTTGTCCGCGCTTTTCACACGGATTTGGAGAATTTTCCCTATCAGATCATATATTTGGACGCAGCAGGCTCAGATTTCGTCAAAGACACGCAATATACCTCTAGTAGAAACCATGTAGTCACTGCTCATGCGGGTTTTGGCATCGTTGATAGAGCATTTTACGGTGGTTATTTCGAGTTTTTTGATAAATCTGTGCAATATACCACACACAACGTTGATTTGAATGGTGCAGATGTATGGGAAGCGGTCCAGCAACCCGATATTGACGTAACTTTGTCAAATGGACAGGTTACTGGTGCCACTATTAACGATGGTGGGCGGGGTTGGGACACTGTAAAAGACCCATATTTGCAAATTACGGATCCAAACAACCCTAGTGGCAAAGCCGCTGCGGTAAAAGGCACTTTTAGTGGTGGAGTTTTGACTGGAATTGAGATTCTTTCGCAAGGATCTGGGTATGATATGTCTACAACGACGGTATATAACGTTGATGAGCAGGAATACGAGACTCAAGAAGAGTTTGAGGCAACAGCACAGGAAGTAATTGCAAATCCTCCTAAAATTTGGGTTAGAGGATACGATCCTACGGAAACATATACATCATACGATGGAGTTCTTCCTGAAGATGATAGTTATAAAAATGTTATCAATAGATGGCAAGATTATGGAGGTTTTCCTGAATTTTTTGAAGTTAGAAAAACAAATCAGGGTCTTGCCGAATCAATTGAAGTTAGAGAAGAGGGATTAAAAAAATCAGAGCATACTAATCCAATACCCAATACGGAAGTGCAGGCAGATACCTCCATTCCAAGAAGAATTGAGCTCCCTCAGAGGGAATACTCAAGGGAATCAGTTGAAACAGCAAGAGATCAAACAACTCCTCTAGACAGACCTTTTCCTGATGCCAATGGTAATGATATAGATCCCCAAATCTACGAAAAGTGGAAACAAAATCAAAGAGATGCCTTTGATGCTCATAATCAGACACAAAATACGCAATTTGATATTATCATTCAGTCTCTTGTCCCAGATAGTATCACCTACGATGAAAGACGTGTTGCAACAACACAACGTAGATTCTTAGATATGCCCCAAGCATCTACAGGAACCAAGTATTACATGAAGCAATATAGATCTGATCCAAGACAAGACGTTTATTTTACGATTAGTCTTACTTGCACTCCTGTAGAAGACGGTTGTGCCCATCTTAATTGTGTTGGTCCTGGTAAACCTGCAGATTTTACTGTTCAAACTCAAACTGTTGATTACCAATATACATATACAGGAGGGTCCGAAGTACTTGGCCCTGGATGTAAACAATGGATTGCAGTAGGTCAACAGCAGATTCGTCACCATATGACCAAATCAACAAATACATATGCAGCTGCTGTTAATGCGTATGGCAATCCGTTTGACGTTTAAATTAGGAGGTAGTATAATTGGCAGGTCTATCAGCAGCATTCTATTCTGGTAGTTGTAGCGGACATGGAAGATGTATTCCAGCAAATGTCCATGCTAAAATGCCGTGTGCAGGCACATGTGAAACCGCACCTAAAAAATCCATTGCAGCAATGGATGCGACTAACATCTGGCCTCCTGCACCACAGACACCATTTACTGGTGTCGCAACGGTTGCTAATGTTATTATTAACTCAACCAAATTTCCAATTGTCGATCAAGATTTGTTGACGAATCACCCACCATCTTGCACAAATCTTATCGTTCTTGGCGGTTGTAAGAATCCTCCAGCTCCCATACCATGTCCTACCCAAACTTTATGTGTTGAAGACATTGCAGGGGGTGGAGGACACGTTAGAAAGGCAACTGCAACAACTAAGACGGTCTTCATCAATGGAAGACGTGCATGTAGAGTTGGTGACCCATTAGGTCCACCATGTTTATCATTGATCGCTACTGGATCAGAAAACGTTTTTATTGGAGTTTAAATTATGGCACTTTACGGAAAAGGTATTCAGCATGTTACCGCACCCCCGAAAAAAACTCGTCAAGGTCAAAGCGCAAACACTAAACTTTCGGCATCTTCTCGTAATGGTCGAAAGAAAGCATACCGAGGACAGGGTAAATGATTTGAGGACGCTTCGGCGTCCTTTTTTATTGGAAGGTCGATAAATAAAACAGTTATCTAGATAGATCTTTGCGAAATGACGCTTAAACCAATTTCAAGTAGTGATTTAAAAAGATCTAGATCTTTTAAGGATATCAATATGAGTATCCTTAAGAATCCCTTTTCAAAAGATATTGCTTCTGTGACAAACGAAGAATCTATTAAACAGTCGATTAAAAATATTGTCTTGACTGCCCCTGGCGAAAAACTGTTTAATCCCAAATTTGGATCTAATGTCTACAATATGCTCTTTGAGCCGCTAGATCCTTTTATGATTGATTCTTTACAAGTTGAAATTCTAAATACAATTAAAAATTATGAGAAGCGAGTTGAAGTCACAAATCTAAGGTGTATTCCAGATTATGATCTCAATTCTGTTACCGTAAGTTTGGAATATAGAATTGTTGGATTACCGATTACTGAAACTATCCAGTTTGTATTACAGAGACCTTCCTAATGCTACCCAATAATTTAACAGCACTAGATTTTGAAGATATTAAGTCTTCTATCAAAACATATCTAAGAACTAGAGAAGAATTCTTAGATTATGATTTTGAGGGATCGGGTTTATCTTACCTTGTAGACGTATTATCTTATAATACATATTATTCTTCATTCATGGCAAATATGTCCATGAATGAAGCATTTATTTCATCGTCTACAGTAAGAGACAATGTTGTAAATATTGCAAAATTACTCAGTTATACACCAACTTCAATTACATGCTCTAAAGCGTGCATTTACTTGAAAGTGCAAACCAATCAAACTGGTGATTCATATCCCAACAATATTACCCTTCAAAAAGGACCTGTCGCGACAGGTAGTAATAGAACTTGGAATGTTCTTTCTCCAGTTACTGTTGAGGTAAATCAAACTACTGGAATTGCAGAATTTCCTGCAGTTACAATTAGCCAGGGATCTATAATTACTTTTTCATATACTGTAGATAACTTTGCAAAGCAGAGATATGTGATTCCTACTGAAAATGCAGATATGGAAACTCTCTCTGTCAAAGTTAGACCAAACGAGAGTAGCACGACAACAGATAGTTATAACTTAGTTTCTAATATTACTGAAGTAAAAAGTACTGATAGAGTTTATTTTCTTTCTGAGACAGAAGATGAAAGATATGAAGTAACATTTGGTGATGGTGTTATTGGAAGAAAATTAGTTGATGGTGAAGTTATTGATTTTGAATACCTCGTAACTGATGGTGAAATTGCTAATGATACAAGCGTATTTACATTTATTGGAAAATTTATTGATAGTAATAGCGTTAATTATGCACCTAGTGCAGCTAAACTTACTGTAAAAGAAAAGGCACAGTTTGGATCGGTAGCAGAAAGTATTGAATCTATTAAATTCAATGCTCCTCGTTATTATGCTGCACAAAACCGAGCAGTAACTACCCAAGATTATGAAACTATTGTTAAGAGATTATATTCAAATGCAAAAGTTGTTGCTGCATATGGTGGTGACGAATTAGATCCTCCCATTTATGGAAAAGTATACATTGCCATTAAAACAAAAACAGGATCTTCTCTAAATGATGCGACAAAAAAATCTTTGCAGACTCAACTGAGATCTTATGCAATGGCGTCTATTGAGCCAGTTATTGTAGATACAAATACCTTATACATCTATCCCAAAATCTTTGCAAATTATGATCCATCTACCGCATCTAGAGATGTTTCAAATATAACAACGAATATCCAAGATGCTATTAATCAATGGGCACAACAATCTGAGATTAATAACTTTAATAATAACTTCAGTCTAACTAAATTCCAAAAAGCGATTACTTCATCTGATCCAAACATCGCAGATACTTCCACTCAAGTGTCTTTAGTTCAATATGTAAAGGCATCTGGAAATACCTCAAATACATACTGTGTTTCCACTGGAGCACCTCTTTTAGATAGTGCTCCCAATTTACAAATTGGTGATACTACTGTTGAAACTACGGTTACAACAACAGACCCATGTAAAAAAGAACCTGTAATTAAATCTTCCAAGTTTAGACTTGCAGATCGTCCTGGTACGGATCAATATTTTGAAGATGATGGATTTGGCAATCTGGTTACATATTACATTAGTGGCAATAGAAAAGTAATTACTAATCCCAAAGCTGGTACAGTTGATTATACAAATGGTACAATCTGTTTTGGTCCTGTAAATGTTGTTGGGTCTGGTGGCGATACTCCAGATTTAACACCTACTGGAGATATTGATGATGCACAAGCACTTGTAGGAACAGAGTTTAATATTGCTATTCAATCTATTCCATCTAATCCATCAGTTATCTATACTCCAGATCCTGGATCAATCATTGAAATTGTAGTCCCAAGTATATCAGTTTCTCCCCTTGGCACTAACCTACCTCCCACTGTCCCACTAAATAGTTTGACGCCCGAGATATTTGAGGTAGTGCCTCCGATTGTTGAAATTCCAGATATCTCAAATAACGGTAACCTTGCAAACATTTCCTGTTTTAATAGCTAATGAAGACGACTAATAAGGTTTCTCAAGTAGTAGGTAAGCAACTTCCTCAGTTTATTGAGGATGATAATTCACTTTTTGGTAAGTTAATTGAGTATTACTACAAATCTCAAGAAAAAACAGGTTATGGTCAAAATATCCTAAATGATTTTCTTCAATATTTAAATATTGATGAATTGAATGTTGATATCCTTGGTGGTAAGACAAAAATTGTAGAAGATGTATCTGCAACAGATACTGAAATTGTTGTTGAAAACGTAGACTCATTTTTAGATAAAAACGGAAGTGTTTTAATTAATAATGAAGTAATTTTTTATGAAGAGGCAATTCCTTCTCCTAGTGTTGCTTTAAGTCCTGGTATTTCTTATGATCAGATAAAAGTCAAGTGGACTACTCTTGCTAATCCAATTAATGATTTTAATGGCACTGAAAGAACGTTTTCTCTACTTTCTCAGCAAAATCCAGTAACTCCATCTTCGGCACAGCATCTTATTGTCAAAGTTTATGGAAAGGTTTTAATTCCTAATGTTGATTATAACGTAGAATCTAGCAATATTGTATTTACGAATGCTCCTAGAGCAAAAACTGTTGCTGATGATTCTGTAGATACTTCTATTACTTTCTTAGAAGGTTTTTCTGAGAATAGTATTCTTGTATTGGATGATATCTCAGAAACTTTTGGTGATAATAGAACTACATTCAATATCACTAGAAATAGTGCCCCTTATCAACCTGTTGTTGATGAATATATTATTGCAATCTATGATGGTCAAATTTTAACACCTAAAATTGATTTTACATTTGACCTAACAACAATTACATTTAACTTTATTCCTTTAATTGGAAGAAGATTAGATTTATTCTCAATTGAAGCAGCAATTCCATCTTTTGGCACGGGAGCAATTGGTTTTTCCCGAGTTGATGATTTGGGTCAGTTGAGTTCTATTCAAATTGATCAAACTGGATCTGATTATAGATTTGAATATCCACCAAAGGTTAGTATCAAATCAAAAAGTGGATCTAATGCATCTGCCATTCCCCTCATCAATGGTATT